GCATCTATAAACCGCACAATTGGCATCGCCAGATACCTGATTAGCAACACTCAAAACAAGGACGAGCGTTGGGATTACGTCAAAACAGCATCCGACACTATCAACGGCATCCGCCTGCTGGCCGCGAACCTCTGTATCCACGACGACGAGCTGCGCGACTATGCGGCGCGCGAGATCAAGGACATGCGCGAGTACTACTGCCAGGAGGTGGAAGCATGACGGCCGCGGAGTTTGGGACCATCGCAACGATCATCATTGCAGTACTCGCGGCGCTCCGTGCGCTCGCCGAGTTTTGGGGCGACAAGCCGATGCCCAACTGGATCACGGACATCACTGGCGACCTGAACGAGCTGGACGATCCAGCAGAGGAGGAAGACTAATGGACGACGAAACGGAGCCGTCCGAAGAAGACCTGACGGCCATCAAGACCGACTGGGCCGAAGACACGGAGATATGAAGGGAGGTGAGACTATGCCAGAAATCATCTACACGACTGCTGACGCAATCTACCAAGGCTTGCTGAAGCAGCGTCAGGAAGCCGCTGGAGCCATGTCTACCATGATTCTGTCCGGTGACACGGACGACGAGATGCGGGAAGCCGCTGCGGCGTATGACGCACTCGACGTCGCAATTCGGCGCATCAAAGCATCGGAATCATCCGCTCGCGACGACGCGGACGCACAAAAATAGCCACCGGAGGCAACCGGTGGCCATAAAATCCAATTAAGGAGATTATTACATGAACACATTATACGACCTCACAGATAAATTGACCAGTCTGCAACGGTTAGCAGAAGACGGTACCGTTGACCCAGCATTGATCGCCGACACCATGGACAGCATTGAAGGCGACTTTGAAGACAAGGCTGTCGGATACGTTAAGATTATCCGCCAGCTTCAAGCTGACGCGGAGGCAGTGAACTCAGAAGTGCAACGCCTGACCGCACGGCGGGACAGCTTCACGAAGAACGCTCGCGTGATGAAGCACATTCTGGCAGACGCCATGGAAGAAACCGACCACGAACACATTAAAACACCGTTATTCAGTATCTACACCATCCACACAGTCAGCGTGCAAGCACCAGAAGACCCAAACCAACTGCCACCGGAGTTCATCAAAACCACCTTGGCGGTAAACAAAGCCGAGCTGAAGAAGGCACTCAAGGCGGGCCGCGAGGTGCCGAACGCGCGGCTGACCGAAAACGTGTCACTGGGGGTGCGGTAGATGGCTGATAAGTTTGTCATTCGCAAGCAGACGCGGAGCAAGTCCTACATGATGCTCAACGTTAGCCCAGAAACAAAAGCCAAAGTTGACCAAGTATCAAAAGATACCGGAGTACCGCGAGTAGACGTTATCGCGGCAATGGTAGATTTTGCCATTGATCACTTGGAAGTTGTGGACGATGACGAATAGCCTGCGGCCTTATCAGCAGGACACACTCGACAACGTCTACAAATCACTGCGAGCGGGGCACAAGCGCATCGTAGTCCAGCAACCGCCACGCACGGGTAAGACCGTCATCATGGCCGAGATAGCCAAGCGGGCAACCGCCAAATGTAATCGCGTGCTGGTTGTGGTCCACCGGCAAGAGCTGGTCGAGCAGACGCAACGAACGTTCGTTAAGTGGGGCGTTGACATGAGCCTATGCCGTGTCGGCATGGTGCAAACACTCTGGCGGCGAGTGAAGAAGGGAACCAGTCAGCAGCCACAAGTCATCATGATTGACGAAGCACATCACGCGCTCGCCAAGTCATACAAGACGGTTGTTGAAGCCTTCCCAGACGCCACCACATTGATGTTCACAGCTACACCTTATCGCCTATCTGGGGCTGGCATGGCAGAGGTGGCAGATGATCTTATCCAAGGTCTACAAGTCACTAACCTGATCAATATGGGCTTTCTGGCACCGGTCAAATACTTCGCACCACCAGACATCAACGCCGGCCTTTTGCGGCGTCAACGTGGCGAGTTTACCGAAGACTCAATCGACAAGGCATTGTCCAAACGCATTTACGGCAACGCTGTTGATCAGTACAAGCTGCGAGCCAACGGCAAGAAAGCAATCGCCTATTGTCACACGGTGCAGGCGGCCAAACGCCTTGCTGATGAGTTCAACAAGAATGGCATCTCTGCCGTTGAGGTTGACGGTTCCACTCCAGCAGCAGAACGAGCAGCCGAGGTAGAGCAGTTCCGCAACGGGGACATCACTGTGATGACTAACGTTGAGATTTTTACCGAGGGTCTGGACTTGCCGAACGTTGACTGCGTCATTCAATTAAGGCCAACCCAGTCACTGGCGTTATATCTGCAATTCGCCATGCGAGCCATGAACCCGCGTGAGGGAAAGACGGCAATCATCCTTGACCACGTTGGCAACTATGAACGATTTGGACTGCCGACTGATGATCGCGAATGGTCACTGGAAGGCAAGGGCAAGAAGTCTTTTGCGGGTGGCGCTACTGGCCCACAAATTCAGACTTGCCGAGCGTGTTTTGGCACCTTCTACGTCACGCAAGCACACGAGGGCATCTGCCCACTGTGCGGAGCGCCACTACCAAAGGAGGCACCAGAGGAAGCCAAAGTCATTGACGTTGACCTTGTCGAAGTAGAAGCCAAGAAAGCCACCCAACGCAGGCTGGAACGTGTCCACGCTATTCAGCGGCAAAACGCAATCGCACAGATTGCAGGGAAGTCCTTAAACGAATTGACGACTATGCACGAACTTGCACTATATGCTACTGCTCATGGCTACAAAAAGGGGTGGAGTTACTTCTATGGGAAAAAACATGGACTTATCGAATAGACATTACGGAAGACTAACAGTCATTAAACTGGATCATCTGGTAAGCCGACCGTATGGAACAAAGACCTATTGGTTATGCCAGTGCCAGTGTGGGAAAACCTGTGTAGTTAGGCATGACCATCTTACCGGCGGGGAAATTAAAAGCTGCGGATGCTGGCATGATGAAGCACCAACACTTCGAACAAGACACGGAAAATGCAATTCTCGGCTTTACTACGTTTGGAATGGTATCAAACAGAGAACTGGGAACCCTCATGTGGCTGGTTATAAAAATTACGGTGGGCGTGGAATCGAGATGTGCCCTGAGTGGAAAAACGATTTCGTTCCATTTTATGACTGGGCAATTTCTTCCGGATATAAAGAGGGTTTGTCCATCGACAGAATAGATGTTAATGGCAATTACGAGCCTACAAATTGCCGATGGGCGACTGCGTTAGAACAAGCGCACAATCGTCGAAACAGTAAAGAAAGGAAATTAGTCTAATGGGACTACTACCAGAGAATAAACGCAAGCCACCTATGGACACGCCGCGGACCTTCTTCATCTGGGGCGCAACCATGAGCGGAAAAAGCTACCTAGCAGAACGCTTTCCGAACCCATTCTTCATCAACACTGATGACAATGCGGAGAAAGCAGGACTGCCAAACTTCCAATTGAAGAACGTTATGAACCGGGACGGCAGTTTGAAGTCATCGGTCATTGATCAGATTGATGAACTGATGCTTGAGCTTCAAACCGCTAACAAAGGTTTTGAAACGGTCGTCATCGACACCATCGAAGATACCGTGGACTTAATCGAACAAGCCATCATTACCGAAAACAAGGTACAGACACTTGGCGATATGGGTTACGGCAAAGGCTTTGCGCTTCAAAAACAAATCGTTACGGGGATGATTTTAACCCTGCGGGCGTTGCCAATGAATGTGGTGTTTGTCAGTCGGCTTGACGACTCAAGCCTTGACGGACAGGGCAACACCATTGAACGGCCAGCCCTGAAAACGAAGTGGTACAACATCGTGAACGGAAATTCAGACATCACCATTCGCACCCGCCGCATTGGTCACAATTACAGCCGAGCAATGACGGATAAGCGTAAAGACTACGTTCGCGAGCAGATCACTGACCAGAAGATTTTACGCATTTTAGACAACGTGCCTGGGGTGTTCCCACGCGCAGCTAAGACTACCAACAAATAAGGAGAGATTACATTATGAGTTTACGCGATATTGCAACACAGGCTATGCAGGACTTTGACCCACAAAAGGACAAGCCATCCAATGGCTACCAGAGTTTACCATCCGGTGACTATGACGTGATTTTGGAAGACGTGAGCCACTTCGTTTCAAAGAACTCAGGCTGGGACGGATTGCGCATTGGTGTGAGCGTGCTCGATGGTGACTACACCGGCCGCAAAGACAGCACCATGTTCAACTTCGATGAAACCAGCGCGAATGGTAAGGCTATTCCAGCATCAGTGCTCAATGGTCACATTCAATTAGTTGCGCGTCTTGCAAATGCGGTTGGCTTGACCCTCACTGATGATGACTGGGACAACATCGACACGTTGGTTGACGCCTTCAGCGGGCAGACTGGGAAGACGATGCTTATGCACCTGTCGGTACGCGAAAACAAAAAGAACCCGCAATATCCATACAAGAACTATGACTTCGAACCAATGGAACAGCCAGAGCCAATGCAGATCAATGACAACGACCTGCCGAGTGGCATGACTGGCAGTCAGGCACCAGCACCAAACGCGGCCGACACACTTAGTGATGATGACATTCCTTTCTAAGCATCAATTCAACAGCGTTAGGCGTTCGAGCGGGGTGAGAAGCCCGTTAATCATTTAAAGGAGGTCAGACGATGCAGAGCTTAGTGAATTACGCATTGGCCTACGCAAAGGCCGGTTACTACGTGCTACCGATCGCGGCAGGTGACAAAACGCCGCTGGTTGAGTTCGCTGACCGGCCACCAATGACCGCAGCAGAAATCAAACAAGCATGGCGGCGTCACCCGAATGCGAATATCGCACTACGAACCGTTGACTTCTTCGTTGTTGATATTGATGAACATGAAGATGGTCCAGACGGCAAGGCGTCATTCAAAGCGTACGGCAAAGACCACCATGACTTATTCCCGCCAACGCTGATGCAAAAAACGGGTCACGGCGGTATTCAAATCTTCTACAAGAAACCACGCGGGTCAGAAATGACACAGGTCATTGGTTGGTTGCCTGGTGTAGATGTGAAAGCACACGTAAACAACTACGTGCTAGCCGCTCCAAGCAGCGGTTACAAGTGGCAGAACGATGAAGAAATGGCACTCGCACCACAAGAGCTTGTCGATGCTATCTATGCTGTTAAGAAACAGGTTAGCCACGATGAACCAGACTTCGAGCAGATGAGCCTCACTGATCGCGAGCGCCAACTTGGACAGCGGAGCAAAACAGCCGAGTTGTTCGAGCAAGTCGTGAATGGCCTTGGTGAAACCGGTGGTCGCAACATGGCGCTTGCGGCATTCGTTGGTGGTCTGCTGTACAGGAACGTCAACGCCAAAGCAGTCTATGAATTGGCAATGCTTGCGAACCAGAATACACCTAAGTCATTGGATGATCGTGAGTTTGACAAGACGTTCAACAGCATGGTCAAGAAGGAAATGAGGCGGCGTAGTGGCGATTGATAATTCAGCATTAAACCAACTCGCAGACCAGCAAAACGAGCTGTCAGCTAAAGTCGCCGCTATGACACCACCGTTTAAGAAGACAGCGCAGGGTGGCATCAAAACCACTAGTGTTGTGAACGTCCAGCTTGGTATAGAATTTGACCCGCTTCTGCGAAATGCACTGGCTTACAACCAGTTCACATGGGAAGTGGAAGTGCTGCGAGATATTCCAGAATTGCACATCAAAAAAGGCCAGATGCTCGACATGTATTCAGCCATCATCACAGGTGAATTAGAGCATCTCTGGGACGCCGTATTCAGTGCACAGGCACTTTCCAATGGCATCATGACAACCGCTCAGAAAGCCGCTTATAACCCCGTACAGGACTATCTAAGGCACGCTGCGGAGGTGTGGGACAAGAAGGAACGGCTTAAAACGTTCATGAATACGTTCCTGGGCGTGGCTATCACGCCAGTAAACGAATTAATCATCAAAATCTGGCTTGTCGGAGCTTGTATGAAGGCTTTCGAGCCTGATGCTAAGTTCGACTATGTACTCGACTTAGTCGGTGGACAGGGTGCTGGTAAAACGACCTTGCTTGAACGGCTCGGTGCTGGCTGGTATACAGACCAGTTTCAAAACTTTACTGACAAAGACTACTACTCAACTATGCTGCGGGCGTGGATCGTGAACGATGACGAAATGGCCGCGACAGCTAATTCCACATTCGAGGAACTCAAGAAATTTATCTCGGCACGCAAGCTGGAGTTTCGGCCAGCATACGGTCACACGGCCATTCGCCGCGATAAGGGTTTCGTCATGGCACGCACCACGAACGAAACGACCTATCTCAAGGACAAAACTGGTGAGCGCCGTTTCTTACCTTTGCTAGCAGACTTGGAGCAGCAGAAGCAGCACCCCGTTACGGACTTATCACCTGACATCGTACAGCAAATCTGGGGCGAGGCGATGAATCTATATCGCTCTGGTTAT